ATACCGGAGACACCAGAATGAACCCGACACCCTACCGTCCACCGCGGGCCGGCGAGAACCTGAGCCCGTTTGCTAAGCCTGAGAAAGCACAGGCCAAGGAAGAAGGGGCCACCAAGAAGAAAGCCTCGAAGAAAAAGGCAACAAAGAAGAAAGTCACCAAGAAGTAAACCCAGGGACTCTACGGACTCCCGCAACCGCACTCCGAAAGGATTGCAAGGAAGATCACGGTGAAGAAGAAGGCCGCCAAGAAGAAGGTTGTGAAGAAAAGAGGCGAGTGGGTTGAGGCCGCCAAGAAGAAGGTCGCCAAGAAGACAGGCCGGCCAAAGGGAACCGGGCTGTTCACAAAGGAAGTGGGCGATATGATCTGCGAGCAGCTTGCTATGGGCCGCAGTCTGCGCTCAATCTGCCGTGATCCGGCAATGCCGCAAGAGTCTACGGTTCGAACCTGGTTGCTGAATGACCCAACCTTTTACGCGCAATACACGAAAAGCAGGGACATCGGGTTGGACGCGATGGCCGACGAGACGATGGAAATCTCGGACAACGGCTCGAACGACTGGATGGAGCGGCACGGCGAGGGCGCAGAAGGCTGGGTTATCAATGGCGAACACGTCCAGCGGTCCCGCCTGCGGGTTGATACCCGGAAGTGGTATCTCAGCAAGCTGGCGCCGAAACGCTACGGCGACCGGCTTCAGGTAGATCAGACCCGGCTTGAAGACCACTCAGCCGAAGAAATCAAAGAAGCCCTGCAGCAGAAGCTGAAAGCGCTGCAAGCCCAGGGTATTGATGTGAGTGCGCTGATCAAGTAGCCATGTCACAAGCCCTGGCCCGCGCATCAGTAGACGAACTGATTGACGCGCTGGCTCGGCAGGAAAAGCGCCAAGGCAAGATCAAGACACTGTTCCCGGACACAGGCCCGCTCAGGCGAAGCCTGTATCCGAAGCACATGCACTTCTTCGCGCTCAGTCAGAACAAGACGAGCCGGCTGGCAATGGCGGCGAATGGGGTCGGCAAGACCTTCTCGCTCGGCGGCTTTGAAGTCGCGTGCCACTTGACCGGCCAGTATCCGGACTGGTGGCCAGGTCACAGGTACGAACGGCCAACGAAATGGTGGATCGCCGGCAAGACCCGGCAGACCACCCGAGACAATCAGCAGTCCGTCCTTCTGGGCCAAGTCAACGCCGAAGCTGAAGGCGGCGGCCTGATCCCGACAGACTGCATTGCGATGGATTCGATCCGGCGCTGGCCCGGCGCCGGCGGGCTGATCGAGCAGGTTCGCATCAAGCACGTCAGCGGCGGTTATTCGTCGCTCGGCGTCAGATCCTACGATCAGGGCCTGGACGCCTTCTTCGGCGCCAATTTGGACGGCGCTTGGATGGATGAGCCGGTCGATGAAGTCCTGATCTATTCGGAGATCATGGCCCGTTTCCGTGGCTCAGATCACCCGCTTTGTCTTGTCACGTTTACGCCCAAGCACGGCGCGACGGGCATCGTGATCCTGTTCACTGAAGAAGATGACCCGTCCCGGTCGATTGTCAACATCACATGGGATGAAGTTCCGCACCTATCGGAACAATACAAGCGCGAAACGCTGGCCAACACGCCGCCGTATATGCGCGACACCGTTTCAAAAGGCATTCCAGCACTGGGGGTTGGCGCCGTGTACCCGATTCCTGAAGACACGTTTGTAGTCGAGCCGTTTGAAATACCGAGCCACTGGCCACGATGCGCTGGATTCGACGGCGGCTGGCACAACACGGCTTGTATCTGGGGCGCCTGGAACCGCGACGAAGACTGCTGGTATCTCTACGCTGAGCACAAAGCCGGTCAACTGTTGATCCCGGTCCATGCCGCGGCGATCAAGGCCAAGGGCGACTGGATCCCGATCGTCGGCGACATTCGGCACACGAACGTCAACGACGGCACGAAGATGATCGACGAGTACCGCAACGCCGGGGTCAAGATATTCCCGGCTAAAAAGCCCGGCAAGGACGCGAAGATCGAGAAGGTCCGTACCGGGCTATCTACCGGCAAGATCAAGGTCTTCAAGACGCTGACGAAGTGGCTCGAAGAGTACCGGATGTATCACTACGACGACCACGGCAAGATCGTGAAAGTCAACGATCATGCGATGGACGCCACCCACTACCTGATTGACGAAGGCCCGCGCTACGCCAAGACGCGAGCCCAGACGATGATCGTGCCCAAGTCCATCAAGGGCAAAACTTTCGGACGGAGAATATGACACCTGAAGAGCAATTCATGCAGCTAGTTCAGCCTGAAGGAATGATTGAAGGCGAGCTTGTGGAAGAGCCTGCAGAAGTCAACTACTCGTATTCTCCGCTGTGCTCTGAACTCAAGAAACTCAAGGATCGCGCTGTCCGGCACAAGTCCGAAGTCGAACAGCGCTGGATTGAAGACGAGCGTCAGTATTGGGGTTTCCGTCAGGCCGAAGATGGCGAAGATGAGCTGCCGCCGATCGACAACAAGACCCAGGCCAAGGTAGACATTATCGCGGCTCGGATCGGCGACATGATGTTCCCGACAAACGACCGCAACTGGTCAGCCCAGCCGACTCCGAAGCCGACTGATATTGACGGCAATCCGGTTGATCCGGCTCATGCTGAGAAAGCGGCCGAAGAGATTCAGAACCAGATTGACGACTACTTGAACGAGTGCCAGTACCCGCGCTCAGGTCGTAAAGCAATTCATGACGCCTGCAAGATTGGTATCGGCGTGATCAAGGGCCCCTACGCTCGCATGAGCACCAAGCGCGTTGTGCGCCGGTATCAAGAGCCGGTCGTTGACGAGTTCGGTCAGCCGGTCATGGTCTTTGATGAAATGGGTACGCCGGTGCCGATGACTCAGCCGGTTGTTCGCCTGGATATGACGCAGGAGACGAACCCAGCTAGCACCCGGGTTGACCCGTGGATGTGGTTCCCGCTTCCGTGCCGGTCGATGGACGAGTGCGAAGGTGTGTTCGAGATGCACCTGTATCCGAAGTCCAAGGCGGTTGGCCTGGCTGATCATCCGGGCTTTGATCCTGAAGCAGTGGAGCGCATGGTAGCGGCCGGTCCGAAGATGACCGAGCACGAAACATCGCTCATGCGAGAGCGCCGGAAGCTGCTTCGGAACTCGACCGACGAGCAGATGGAAGATTTTGTGGTCTGGGAATACCACGGCCCGATCGACGCTGAACACTTGAGGGCCGGCGGCTACGAACTGCACGACGAAATGGACGTCTACTGGGGCGAGGTCTGGTTTTGCGGTAACGAAGTCCTGAAGGTCGATCTGAATGCGGTCCTGGGTGATGACCGGGTGCCGTACTTCGTCATTCCCTACAAGCGCGACGACGCCGATCTTCTCAATTCCTACGGCGTGGTCCGGGTCATGCGTGACGACCAGCGCACGATCGACATTGTTTGGGAAGCAATGCAGCACAATTCACGGCTCACCGCTGGCCCGCAGGTCGCCTACTGGAAGGGCAAAGCCCGGCCGGTAGACAACGACTACAACATCAACGGCCCGAAGGCGTGGGAGATCGAAGACGATCAGGTGACGTCGATCAAGGACATCATTCAGTTCCAGAACATCGAGTCAGCCCTGCCGAACCTGCTGCCGATGTACGAACTGGCCAAGGCGAACGCCGACGAGAACACCCAGCTTCCGGTCATTGCCCAGGGCGAGGCCACCAACACCGTGCCCACGGCTTCAGGCATGGCGATGGTCATGAACGCTCAAAACGTCGTGCAGCGCCGGTTCGCTCACGCCTGGGACGACGAGATCACTGTCCCGATGATCACCCGCTATTACTGGTGGCTGATGGAGTTCGGTGAAAACGATGACATCAAGGTTGAAGCCCAGATAGATCCCCGCGGCGCGTCCTACCTGCTCGTTAAGGACATGCAGGCACAGCACGGAATGATGGCGCTTGATCTGTATTCCAAGTTCCCGCAGATGCAAGAGCGCATCAAGGAAGACGAACTGTTTGAGATTGTCTTCAACTTCCTAGATGTGCCAACCGACAAGGTGTTCCGCACTGACGAAGAAATGGCCGATCGGCAGCAAGGGCCGGATCCGGCGATGCAGATGGAAATGGCTCGTGCTAAGGCCGAAATGCGAAAACTTAACGCCGAAGCCATGCGGATCGAGGCTGAAGTTCAGTCAGCAATGAACCCTGACAGCGCAGCAGAGAGCATTCAGTACCAGCAGACACTGATGGAACTGGAGGCCCGAATGATGATCGCGCAGATGAACCGGGATGCACGTCTTGCCGAGGTCGCAGCGCAGAAAGAAATCAAGGTCACGGAACTGCAAGCCAAGCTGCAAACGGCAGATCAGGATCGACTGATGCGCGAAACGATCGAACGCATGAAGATCGCAATGAAAGGCCAAGAGTCGCAGATGAAGCAATACAACGAAGGCATCAAGGCCCGCCTGCAGGTTGAGCGCAAGAAGCTCAGAGAAGAGCGGCAGGACATGATGCAAGACAACATCAATCAAGGCTTTGACACGTTTTGAGAATTGAGACGCGCAGCCAGGAATGGGCGGTTGTCGCCCGGTATGCCGAACAGCGAATCGAAAGGTTGCAGTTGGTGCTTGAACGCCCGAACACCGACTGGGAAAACACTATACGCATCCGGGCGCAAATCAAGGAACTGCGGGATTTACTCGCACTTCCGGAGGCTTTGAAGAATGGAACAATCTCACTCGACGACGACTGAGCACGAAGAGCAAGAGCACGAACAGCCTAATCAGCCAGAGGCTGAACAAGAATCCCAAGAGACCCCGCCAGAGAGCGGGGTTTCTGCTTCTGAAGAGCCGGAAACTGAAGAAAACGAGTTCACCCGGTATCTGAATACGAAGCACTCAAAAGACGAACCAGAACCAGAACCAGAGCCCGAGCCTGAAGTTCAGGGCCAGGCTGATCCGGAACCCGAGCCAAACTCGGAACCCGAACAGCAATCAGGGTTCGACGCCTGGCCGGAACCGGCCCGGGCAGAAGTTATTCGCCTGCAGCAATACGCAGAGCAGATGCAGAAGCAATACAACGCAGTGTATGGGCGGCTGGCTCCCATACAACGCGCCTATGAGGACTTGCGTAAGCAACTCCACGAGAAAGAGTCAGCACCACCACCAACTCTCAAAGACTTGGAGGAAAACGATGCTTACAAGGAAATTGTCGCCGAGTTCCCGGATGAAGCGGAGGCCATAAAAAAGGTTTTTGGCTCCCAGCATCAGGTACTCGAACAAGCGGCACAGCAGCAACAGCGGTTGCAACAAGCACTCGAAGCAGAACGCAAAGAACGCATCCAAACCGAACTCCAACGGCTGCAGGTCCGGTATCCAAATTATCGGTCCATACAGTCAGACCCCCTTTTCGGTCAATGGCGCGAGGCACGTCCCGAGTACGAGACACGACTGAACACGTTGAACTCCGATTTGGTATCGGAAGCACTCGACGCCTTCAAGCGTGACTTGTTTCAAGTGGATAAAGCCGCCTATGCACGACTGTTTCCGACTGCCCAGGCAACCGCTCCGCAACAAACCAAACGCCCGACTCCACCGCGTCCATCGCCCCCGTCCCAAGGCTCCGGCTTGTCCGGTGCCCGCCGGTCAGGGCCAGCGCTGACCGAGGAGCAGGCATTCGCCGAGTATTTGAAACGAAAGCACAGGAGCTAAATCATGCCTGATACATCCCGTCATTACGCCGGTTCCAACACCTTTGGCGGTTCCGCCACTGGGCCAGGGAACCGGACCAACGTCGTTGCTATTGCGGAGCTGCTTGAACGCGCCCGCGCAGACGACATTTTCACCCCGGTTGTCGATATGAAGCCGGTCCCGGCCAACAAGGCCGAAACCGCAAGCTGGCGCCGGATCGTCAACGATGCAGTCTCAACGACTGAAATCACCGAAGGCGTCAACCCCGATTGGCAGTCCATCAGCTACGAAGATGTCACTGGGACGTTTGAAGAGCGCGTGGAAATCTACGCTGTCACGTCTCGGGCTAAGACCCTTTCGGAAGACGACCACGTTGCCAATACCGTGGACCAACTCAAGGACAAGATGCTGCGGATCCGTAATGCGGTCGCGTGGTCGAAGTTCCTGGCCGGTTCCACCGTGCTGTACAACACCCCGGCGATCACGGCTCGCGCTGACGTCAACGGTCCGGTCACGCTCGGTATTCTGCAGGAAGCGGTTCGTATCCTGAATGACGCCAAGGGTGAGTTCTACACCGAAGTCGATGATGGCGGTCTGAAAAACGGCACCGTCCCGGTTGAGCCTTCCTATTTGGCCCTGTGTCACACCAACCTGCTGCCGGACATCCGGAAGATCGAAGGGTTTGTGACCTGTGCCGAGTACGGTTCGGCCAAGCCTATCTCGAAGCATGAGAAAGGCGCAATCGAGTCCATGCGGTTCCTGATGAGCCCGGAACTGACCCCGTTCGCCGACTCTGGCGCTTTGGTTGGCTCAACCAACATGAAGTCCACCACCGGCACCAACATCGACGTGTTCCCGATCCTGATCTGTGCCAAGTACGCACTGGGCGCTGCTGACCTGAAAGGCGTTGGCGCGTCAGGTTGGGGTGGTGTTGACGTGGACATTCTCGACGGCGCCGACAAGGCCGACCCTGCCAACCTGAACACGTTGGTAGTCGGCCATTGGTGGGACTTGCAGTTGATCTTGAATGACAACTGGCTTGTCCGTCTTGAAGTCGGCGCGACTGCTGACCTGACTGCCTGATCCGATCAGGTTTAACCACGAAGGGGGCCGATTGGCCCCCTTCTTCTATCTGGAGAAACTATGGAAATTGATATGAATCGCCTGACCCAAGCGATCCAGGCCGACTTTGAAGGCATTGATCGCAAGGAGTTGGAAGCGTTTGCTGAGTATATGGGCGTGAAATACCACCCAAATATCAGTGACGAGCGCCTGCGTGGCCGAATCTTGGAAAAGCTGGGCAAGGAGCCCATTGAGATTACGGCCGACGACGGGATTGTGA